CTATAGGATGTTCTTCAGTAATTAACTCTCGTTCTTTTATATTCATAACTTCCTCTATTTAATAATTAAATGTGATAATTGTATCATGATAATAACAGCAGATAAACACAAGCATATAATTGTTCTTGTGTCTGGTACTTCATTTAGTATCAACCAAGTCAATAGACCAAATGTTATAGTTGCCATTCCAAATCCAACTGGTCTAACATACCAATAGTTACCAAAGTATTCATAGAACCAACGAGTGCTGTAATAAAAACAAAAACTAATTGGTATACCACCACATATTATCCACCAAATACTTTTAGCCCATTCATATTTAAATTGACCTTGCATATGAAACCAAGCTATAACATTTCCCACAACCGATAGTAATACAGCAAAAAATAATTTACTCATTTAACACCCATCTTTTTTATTTCTTTATCTGTTTTACCATATTGTTTAAGTAATAGTTTTAACTCATCAGTAGTCATTAAGTTATAGTATTCACCTGCCTGTAACTTACTAACTTCAAAATATTTTTGTATGAAAGGAACAACCTCTTCATTTGTTTTGGTTTTCTTTCCACTAAGGTATCTTAGATAAGTTTTTTTCTTTGGTAATAAGGAGCAGTAAAATTTATATACCACTCCTATTGGCATTACCTCAATCGTTAGATTCTGAAAGTGATTTACTATTGGTAGGAAATCATCATTCATACTTAGGTAACGATTTACCATAAATGGACTAAACTTTTTTTTGTCAGCATCGGAGAAATTATTCCAATCTCGTTTGCCGACAAAAAGTTCGTCTATCCAATGAAAAAGACCGGCAGGTACTACTTTGCCTTTCTTATTCTTAAATAAGTTCATCCAACTCCCCACCCATTGGCAATAACTCACCACAATTTCCACAATTAAATACTTGTATCGGTGCTACTACTTCCTTTCCGGTTGGGGAAAGTATAGCAGATATCTTCTTTATGATATAACCTTGTATAAAGATTTTGTTTTCACACTTTTGACAAGCCATCGTGTCTGCTTGAGTTAAATCGACTTGAACTTGTTGTTTTGGTTGACCTATTGGTTTCATTGGTTTTGTACTCATGATACTTTCCTTAGAATATTAGAAATAGTTGCTATAAAGTTTATTTCTTTATCGACACATAATACATCTTGATAAGCACCCTTTGATATTTCAACAATAACATCAGGTAGTTTATCAACTGATATGTTTTCTACTTCATCATACAAGAACCGATATAGCTCTGTATAATCTGTAAAGTTACTATCAGCTACAAACTTACGGATAGTTCTTAAATCAACACCATTTTGTATCATCTCTAAGAACTGAAGTTTAAACTCGTTATGTAACATACCATCTTTGTCTATCTTTAACTTACCATCTATTGATTGTCTTTGTAAGTCATTGATTACCTTTCGTAAGTCAGGATAACCAGCAGTTACAACCAAAGCCAAATCATCCAAATCAAATGAGATGTTCTCTTGTTCCAAGATATACTTAGCGTGAACAGCAACATCTTTCTTTGATGGTGGAATGATTTTGTAAGTTTGACATCTACTTTGTATCGGGTCAATAATCTTCTCAACATAATTACAGGTTAAGATAAACCTACAATGAGCAGAGAATGTTTCCATCAGATTACGGAGAGCCGGTTGGGCAGAATTGATATTCAAATAATCAGCCTCATCTAAGATTACAATTTTATTTGGTTTGAAACCAACCGAAGAAGCAAAGCTCTTTAATTTGTCTCTAACCAAGTCAATGTTTCTTTCATCAGAAGCATTGATATAAAGATAATCACATTCAATAGACTTAATTATAATCTTAGCAAGTGTGGTTTTCCCACCACCAGCTCTACCATATAGTAATAGATGAGGAACATTTTGTTCTTCTATAAACCTTTCAACTTTAGACTTTAGTTGTTCATTACCAACGTAAGTTGTTAAGTCTTGTGGTCTATACCTTTCTACCCATAATCCGTGTGAACTCATATTATACCTGTTGTGATACTAAGTAATATTTAACAGAAAAATCATCTATCTTAAACTCGATGTGAGCAAGACCTTTATCAGCAACTTGAAGAACTGCTTTAGAGCATTCTTTGTTAGCACTTAGAACTTCCTTAAACAGATTAGCATTAAAGATGATTGGTTCGGTTAACTTAACAGAATCACTTTTTACTTTGATACTGATACGATTTGAGTTGATATCACTAAACCCAATAACAAACTCTACACCACCATCGGTTGGTTGGATAGAAAAATGTTCTACATCAGATAAAGCACCTTTACCACGAATAAAAGAATTGATAAATTGTGTATCAATATTTACAAGAGTATTAAACTCAGGTATAGCTTTCATTTCTGGTACATCAGGAATCACACCAAGAGCAGCAAGAACATAATCAACAGATATTTTACCATCTGTAAAATTAAATGCTACAGGTTGTGTATCATCTACTGGTGATTTGGTTAATTTGAAATCAACTTTATCAGCAAGTGTTCCCATCATCTTTGATAGTAATGGTGTATCGTAAACACCAACCTCAAAGTCAGGTAGTGATTGTTTTGTTAAAGATAACTCACCCAAAAGACTTTTATCTGGTGATATAAAACGAGTAGAAAGTGTTTCGCCATTAGACTCCCACTTTACTGAGTTTATATTACCACCAAGATTATACTTTTGGATAAAGGTATCTAAAGTGATTTTATTCATTATTATTATTCTCCATGTTATGTGTTAATTTACTAATTATTTTTGTAAAAGTCAAGTTAAAAAAACCTTTCAATTGAATTCTTTTTATCAACTGGCATATCCCAAGACATAGCGTCATAAAACATCTGTATCTTCTTCTTTAGGGCTTTATCAAATAACTTGTCTCTATCTACATACTGATTGATAAAATCTATGATTTGTTTAGGATCATCATAACCTTTGTAAGCAAGTCCATCTATTTTAAGTGGATTTTCTTTTAGATAAACCCAACGAACTTTATTACCATTTGATATTGCTTCGTGTTTATTTACCTTAAAGTATCTTAGTAAGTCATTGTAAATAACCGAAGCTTTGGTATGGACAGGAGCACCTTTCATCATCTCGGTAAATATACCCTTACCACTACCACCAAAACCACCTTTGGATTTCTTCTTGGTGTATTTCTTGATACCCTTTACGCCGGTTGGAAGAGCAATCTTATCCAACTCTTCATTTTTTAGATTACCTTTAAACTCAAGGATAAACTCATCTATCCTTTCTTTAGGAACTTTAGCAAGGATAGCTTTTAGAACCTTAGTCATAAAGTCACGAAATGCTGGTGGAAATGAACTACGAACAATATCTAAACCTTTAACATCAAGTTTTTCACAAGGCGTTCCACTATCGTTAATAATCCATTGACCATATCTTTTCTTGGTAACCCAAAAAGCAGCTTTAGCAATCATCTCTTGTTTAATCTCGAAACGATGGTCACCGTGGATATTTAAGAACTTACTACTAAAGTAATTATATGATTTATTGATATAAGATTGAACTTCGTCAGCAATATCCAATATCTGTTCTGTCATAAACTTTTCATCTTTAACATCAGCATTTGGAAATCTGTTTTTAACAAGTGGAAGAGCAGAATAGAAAACCGAGTCTGTATCTGTGTAGATACAGTAATCTTTATCTGTTTTTAGTATTTTATTATAATAACTATTTGTAACCTTTTCGGTAAACTGAATAAGTTTTTGACCTGTGGTGGTTGTTCCTTCAGCGTTATCAATATCATAAAACCTAAATACAGTTAAACCCAATACTCCGTACAAACTATTAAGTAAAATCTTTTGTACCAGCTGCCTTCTGTTGAAGTAACCATGTAATTCTAGGTCACCTTCGGTTTCGTACTTCTTTGCTAGTTTTCTATACTCTACTCTCTCATTAAACCACTTCTCAAGTATTGCCGGTATGACACCTTTTTTGGTTAAGTCATACAAGACTCCATTTGATGAAATGGATATTTGATTTTTCCCAAAGAAATCTTTGAGTTCCCCACTTGTAAAGGTTCTGATAACTTTTTTATCCTTCTCTACAGAATAATGTTTATCTTCACCCTTAATAAACTCCTCAGCATCCCAACCATTTATCTTACCTATCTTTGTCTCAGGTGACATATTCAGAGACATAATGATACTTGGATACATAGAAGTTAAATCTAAATCGAACACCCAATCATAACAACCAGGAACAGGTGACTTTACATAAGCACCACTAAACCTACCTTCTGAACCATCGTAACTAGCAGTAGGTAACTTACTTGGAGCAACTAAACCTAAACTACGAAGATAAACTAACATAGCACCTTCAATATACCTTGAACTGAAATATACCTCTTCATAAGGTATTCTACCCAAGTGAGATACAGCACGAGCCAAGTCTAACAACTTGAACTTTTGGTCAAGTGCCTTAACAATCTCAACATCATTTAAGTTATACTCAATAAACTTATCAATATCATCTCTGTATAAATCATCAAGTGTTCCTTCATACTCAACCTTACCTATACCAACTTCGATAGTTCCGATATGGTCTAATCTATAACTTGATTGCTGGGTATATGTAAACTTTCTATATAAATCCATATAATCTAATGAACTTACACCAGCGATACGATACATCTTTTTATTTGGATTATATCTTACGATTTGTA